CCGACGCCTGCCGAGGCCTTGGCCGAGGCAGAAGCAGCGACTGTCGTGGAAGAGCAGCAACGCGCCTATGTGGAGGGCGGCGTGCTGCACAGCACAACCACGCCTGCGCCGGGGAGTCGCCCCGAATTGGCTGAACCACCAGGGTTGGAAGGTGGGGCTGCGAGTGGCAAGCGCACCGCGAAGGCGCGTTTCCCGCAGCTCAGCAAGAAGTCGAATTTTCTCCACTCGAACAATCCGGAGAATCTCCAGCAGGCGCATGATATGCGCAACATCGGCATCGGGGTTCACAACCCCTTGGTCTCGGAGGCTTTGACCCGTGACCGTTTCCTGTAACAAATGAAGACGAAGGTCTTCACTTCGGGTACCTGCAAGAAGGCGATGCGGGACTTCGAAACCATCAGGAAAACGGCACTGCCAAAGAAACTGACGCAGGAGGCTGCGATGCAGGCCGAGCAGGATGCGATGAACGCAGCACTTTCTGGGGATGGTGTAGGCTTTGACACCGTGATCAAGGCCTTCGCGAAGAGCGAGGTGTCAGGGAAGGACAAGCCCAGGCCCATTGCCAATCATGGGGAGACACGTCTCTATGCGCTGGCAAAGGTGGCTTATGTATTCGAGCATGTGGTATTTGACATGTTCCGGGACGCGTCCATCAAAGGGCGCGGCAAGAAAGAGTGCATTGAAACCATCATGGCAAACATGTCCGATATGAGGCCGGGCGCGCGTTTTGTGGAAAACGACCTGAAAGCCTTCGAGTTTGGGATCTCGGAGAAACTTAAGCAGGCCGAGCAGGAGATTTTCTGCCACATTGCCCGCCTCATTGGAGTAGAAGACGTCGGGGACCTGTTGTTCGACCGCGTGGTGGACGACAGGGACAAGTGCGCTACATGGAAGATGAGCTTCCGTGACTCCACCGGCGAACGCCGGACCTTCAAGCTCAAGCTTGGGCAGACGATGAGGGAGAGCGGTGATCGGGTCACCAGTTCAGGAAACTTTTTCCAGAACTTGATGGCTTGGTTTTCATACTTGGTCGACCCAGACCACGTAGACGCCGCGTTCGATTCACTCATCAAGTTCCGCGGCCGGAGGATGTTTTATGTCTCCGCGCGCGACAAGACGCTCAGGGTAGTGAAGGGCAAACAGGTACGCCACAATTATTTAGCGTGCCTGGCGTTCGAAGGCGACGAC